CAGAAACGGTGTAGGTCGGGAGAACCACGCTGCCCGTGACGTTGCCGGTCACGTTGCCCGTGACGTCGCCAACAAAACCATTCTGCGAGGTAACTGGACCCGAAAAAGTAGTCGAAGCCATTTGCTTCACTCCTGCACGATGAGGCCCAGTAGTCTGTGCAGCGTCCGCCGGGACGGTCTACGGGGCCGGATTAACCCGGTAAAAGACAGTGCCATATCTGGCAGACAAAAGAAAGGGCCCGCCGAAGCGGGCCCCCGTTTTCGTTAGGCAGCGCCTTCCGAGCCGTAGATGGAACGGAAGTCCGACCAACCGAACGAGTAACGCTCACGCGCCTTGTAGCGCACGTTGCCCGTTTCGAAGTCGCCTTCCATTGCCGTCTTGATCGGCGAACGGACGAAGTGCTTCATGCCGTTCGGAGCGTCGGTCTTGACAAACCAAGCATCCGGATCGGTCAGGAAGTGGTTGATGACGTAGCCCTGCGGGAGCATTCCCATGCTCTTCATCGCGTTGACGTCGTTGTCGGCAGTACCGACGCGGAGGTCAGACACGAGGATACGCTCAGCGGTGAACTGGAGCGCCGGAGGAACGATCAGCTTCATGCCGCGGAGGGCAATCTTCAGACCGCGTTCGTCAACGAAAGCCGAAATGTCGATGAGCGCCTGCTCAAGCGACGTTTCGTTCAAGTCGGCCGGAGTGGCCGGCTCGTTGACGACGTTGCCACCACCAACCGTCGGGTGAGTGCCGCAAAGCTCGACGCCGTCGCCGCCCTTGTAGGACGAGTTGAAAGCGTTGTTGAGGATCGCAGCGGCCTTCACCTGCTTCGTGTTCGCCATGGAGCGAGCAAGAGCGCGGGTGTAACGGGCCGAGAGACGGTCGTAGAGGTTGTCTTCGACAGCTTCTTCCGTGATGGCGAATGCGAGAGCAATCGTCTCATGGGTGTAGCGAGCCGTCCAAGCTTCGCCAGCCGTGTCGTAGGAGACGGCAGCGCCTTCACCCTTGACCGGAGCCTGACCAAAGCCCGAGAGCATGACTTCTTCTTCGAACGCGCGGTCCGAGCTCTCCGTGTCGAAGATCTCAGCATGCTCGTTGTCGTAGCGGTCATACTCAAGACCGAACAAGGCATTAAGGCCTGGTTCCAGTTCTTTGAGAAGTTGGGAACGTGTAATAGCCATCTGTCAAACCTCCGATCAGACGCCCGCACCCGTACCGTTAGCGCAGTAACGGTAGAAGTGGTTGTTGATCATGACGATAGCCAGACGACCCGCTGCCGTTGCGTCATCGTTCGAAGGAGAATCTTCGAAGCCGATGATGCGCAGGTTGAGGGTGTTCGTGGTGTTCGCCGTCGAAACTCCCAGTTCGCCATACGACATACCAGAGGTCGCATTGCCGCTGGTAGCACCAACAAAGTTGGCGTTGGCATTAACAAGGGAGTCAGCCGCAGCCGCATCGCAGTTGATCAGGAAGAGCTGATCAGGGTGCGCAGCGACGAGTGCCACAGCTTCCGTGCCGGCCATCACAGCAGCCGTTCCAGGCCACTTGTTGGCGTAGGTCGGAGTGCCGTTGAGGTCAGTGTAGTTGCAGCCGATGAACGCGCCCAGAAGAGGGACCGTACCACCATTCGCGTTGCCGACGATGTCGATAAGACCGTTAGCCAACGGGATCACCGGGGTGCCTTCATAGATGACGCTAGAAGTGCCCGCGGTACCCGTCGTCTGGATCTTATACGTGCTAACACCGTTGGTGTTAGCGCCTTCGCCGAGCATCTTATACGGGCGGAGCCCGAAAGCGGCATCGATATTTGCCATTGCTCAGATCCTTGTGACGTTAATCGGAGGAACGATTTCCCCCGAAGGTAACCCTGCTTTGCCGCTCAGGTTTGCTGATCGGCATGTTGGGATTGCTCTCACGCATCAGGTCGTTGTCTACTGCAGCGAGCTGTTCGCTTGTTTGACGACGGTAATACGAGTTGCGTTGTTGTGCGATTTCGAGAGGAATACGGGCCAACACAAGCCCACCAACTCCAATGATCCCGGCATGTTTGCCGTCTTGGACGGTGGGGAGTTCCCAATCCGGATACTCCTCGGCGCGAACTAGCTCAAAGCCTTCGCGAAGTCTTGCGGATAGATTCTTCCGGTCATCCTGACCGTTGACTTCCATACGGATCCAACGGTGGGCATATCCCTCCGGTGCAGGAGGTGCGTCCAGTGAGGACGGGGGCTTCCACGCTTTGGGGCGGGAAGACTTGGCACGGCTGGTTTCAGCACGCGGGGTACGTTCCATGTTCGGCTCCTTCTTCAACGAGCGAGTTTCTGAAGTTGCCGCGCATAGTCTTTTACACTAACTCCGAGCTTGCGGGCAATCTCAATTTGTGAACGGGTCAACTTCACCTGTTTAGGGTTGCTGTCGGACCGTGCGGTTGGACGGGCTGATGCCACCGCCGTAGGTGCGGGTCGTTCCACAGGTTGCTCCTTCCGGAACTTGTGCGGGAACTCACCACGAATACGGCGGTCCAGCTCGGAGTAGTAATCTTCGCTAGACGGATCGAAGCCTTCCTCTTCCACAAGCTGGCTGTGGATGACGAAAGCTGTGGCCGTCATGGCTTGGTCTGCACCAAACCATTCATTGCGTTCGGCCCATGCTTCGGCACGAGGGTCGGGACGCGCGGCTTGTCTCTGGGGTTGGGGCGCCGGTTGCTGCGCTTGAGGCTGAGCTTGCGGTTGAGGCTGAGCAGCGCGTTGCTGTTTAGCGGTGCGCAGCTTGTCTTCCTCCAAGGCCAAGGCGGCGAGCTGCTTCTGGGCTTCGATCTGCCCATCCACGTCTCCCGACTCGACCGCAGCTTTCAGCTTGTCTGTGACGACCTGCTGCTGAGCTTTGACACGGCTCTCATACTCAACGACCAAGGACTGATCGAGTTGCTGAGCCTTCTGTTTGAAGGACTGGTTCTCAACCTGCAGGCTTTTGGCGTACTCGATTGCCGCCTGCTCTCGGCGTTCGGCCTCGCGCATCTTGAAGGTCAGCTTATCGATGCGCTTTTTAACCGCATCGCTGATGCCAGAAAGATCTTCCTCTGACTTCTTGGGCTCTTCCTTCGGCTCTTCGGCTTTTGGCTCCGGCTCTGGGGCCTTCTCCTCTTTCGGCTCGGGGGCCGCAGAGGCTTCTTCCTCGGTCTCTTCGATGACCTCGAAATCGTCTTCGTCTTCCTTTTTGAGAACTTCAGTCTCAGACATATAGATCTACCTCTATAGCGCGGCTCAGACGTTCAAGACGTCTTTCGGATCCGCGATGGTTGCGATGATCTCGTCATCGTTGAGGATGCGGACTTCACCGCCCTCAATCTTGAAGCGGGCTCCGGCATAGCGACCGAACAAAACCCAATCACCCTTCTGGCACCACGGGCCTCCGGGGAACTTGTCTTTGTCGGTGTAGCAGTCGGCACCCATGTGAAGAACGTAGCCGACAACCGTCGCCAACGTCTGACGCTCCACGTACTCATCAGGGAGATAGACATTCCCCTGTGTCTTGCCTTGACCCCGGAACGGGAGAACAAGCATACGCCAACCGGTCGGCTTGGGAAGCCGTTCGATTGCCGTCATGTCCATCTTTGTGGGGTCGAGGTAGAGTTCGTCCTGTTTAACGTAGGCCGACTCTACGGGAGAAGCTTCTGCCTTCACTTCTGGCACGGCGCTCTTGGCCTTCACTTTCCGGGCTACATGCTCCGGCAGGATGAGTTCACTCATCGTCAATATCACTCTGCTTTAGCAGAAGGCGGATCTCAGATTCAATTTCGTTCCACGCTTCGAGCTTTCCCCGAAGGTGACGAAAAGCGGCGAAATCGTTGACACTGCCTTCTGTTAAAGCCTCAACGACGACGCTTCGACGCTCACGCACGATCTTGTACATTTTTTCTACAATGTAAAGGTCATCCATGGCTCAGTCCTTACAAAAGGCTTCGCGACGAGCGTTATGAACCTTCACTTGTTGGATTGTCTTGTCCGTGTCCTTCTGGCTCCATGTAATGTAGCCAAAGACGGAGCAGCTAGTCTCTGTTGAAACGGTCTGGGTTGCGCAAGCTCCCAGGATCAACATCAACGGCATCACCAGCACGTATCGCATTTCTAACCCTTTCTAGTTCGATTTGTGCGCGGCGGGCCTCGGCATAGGCCAAGGTGTCCGACCGGATCTTCCAATAGAGCCCACCCGCAACGGCCACAACTATAGCACCGAGTGCTACATAGCGGCCGAGCGGGGTGAATAGGAACGGGATCATTCTCCCGTTTCCTCCAGTCTCTTCTTACGCCAGTTCCAAATCAGGATGGCCGCAAGCACGATGATGATCAGGACCAGCACGTTCGGGTTCATGACCGCGTCGAGGAACGACTTGGCATTGTCCCCGGCTTCTTTCAAGCGATTGACCACGTCGGCAACGGCAGTGGCGCCAGACAAGCTGCCGACAGCGAGGGCCGTGTTGGCTTCTTTGGACTGAGCAATCGTCTTAGCCGGCCGAGGTGCGTCGGGCTCAATGCGGCTTTGGTCTATGTCAGGGGAAGAGTTGTCATTCACCCCACGCCACATGGCGCATTCCGCACGGCGTCGGCGCACAAGACCTGGCAACTCCTTGCCACCGCCCTTGGTCCACTTCATCAGCTCAGCAGGGACGGCGTCGTACTGCCCAGCGTTCAGCTTCTTGAGGAGCGTGGACTTGGCCAACGCTCCTTCGCCCACGTTGTACGTGAACGAGACGAGAGCATCGAACTGGTTCTGCGTCAGCGGAACTTTGACCAAGCGGTCAACGGCATCTTCGTACTTACCAAGATCCCGAACGAGGATAGCGTTCGCTTCTTGGTAGGTGATCGTCATGCCGGGTTGGACCTCCGGGGCTCCCGCCGCGGAGGTGTGGCCGTAGCCAATTGTCCAGATACCCGCCGGACATTTGTACGCTGTGAGCCTTTGGCCTTCGAACTGCTTGATCAGATCGACGCCAGCTTGGGAGGTTTTCACCGGACGACGAAGCCCTTGTTGCGGAGCATGGCACCCTGACCAAGGAACTTCTGCCGGCCCTTCGGGGCGGCTTCAACCTTGACGGGAGTTTCCTGAGCCAGCGGCACCGAGCCTTGGCCGACGATGGTCTGAGAGGTTTCGACGTTGGGGGTCTTTGGCTGCATGGTATCACCTTAACCGTAGTACTGAGTTGTCCCGGAGGGACGGCGGAAGAAAGCCGGGATCGAAGCG